GAAGGCCCGCGCCGGTGCGCAGCGACAGCAGATATTTTACAAATACTGCAAAGAAATCAAAGATCGTGAACGTTATGCCGATGAACATGCGAGGAGGATTCCGGTTATGAAACTGAACGTATACGCTGTTAAGGATGTAAAGGTTGCCTTTTTGCAACCTTTTTTTATGCAGAACGACGCAGTCGCAATCCGCGCTTTTACTACCGCGGTGAATGGCGACCGCGGCAGCTCGCCGATTGCCGATTACTCTCAAGATCATGAGTTATGGAAGCTTGGTACGTTTGAAGACAGTACGGGCTCTTTGGAATCGCACGGTGCGCCTGATGATAAGTACCCTAAATGGTTATGCAGCGGCCGCGACGTAAAGGAGGTGAAAGCTAATGCCTAAGGATTTAAGCAAGACGTTGTTTTATTCTCGTTCTAATTATCCGCCTAAAAATCCCCAGGGCGAATTCAGCAAATACGAGCCTATATATTCCCTTAAAATTAAAGACGGAGTAGAGGAGCTCGTCGAGGTCGGCAAGACAAACGTCTATGAAAAGATACAAGCATACGCCGAGAGCACTTATATTTACAACATACTCGACCGGTTTGCCGGCGGCGACGTCGAAGCTCTGGATGTCCGGCGCGGTTTTTATGCAGATGTTACTCAATTACCTAAAACACGTGTAGAAATGTTACAGTCTATGATTGATTCAGAGCGTTATTTTAATTCTTTACCCCTTGAGATTCGTCAAGCTTATGATCATTCTCTTATTAAGTTTTTAGAGGCTTATGATAATGGTAGTTTTCAGAAACGATTTAAGGAAGAGGTAGTGCCGCCGCCATCGGCGCCGGCAGCTTCTTCCGGGGAGGATAAGAAATGAATATAAATCAAGAGAGCAGATTTGCTCATAACCCTCAGATCAATATACAGCGATCGGTGTTCAACCGCGATTCTGCTGTTAAGCTTCCTTTTAACGCCGGTGAGCTCATTCCCTTCTTTATAGACGAGGTACTTCCCGGCGATACTTTTAATATCGAAACTTCGGCTGTCTGCCGTATGTCAACCCTTATATATCCCGTAATGGACACTTGTTTTCTGGATATTTATTATTTTTACGTACCGAACAGGTTAGTATGGGAACATTGGAAAGAGTTTAATGGTGAGAATCGGTTAACTCCCTGGGTTCAGCCAACTGAATATCAGATTCCTCAAATTGTTAGTCCTTCAGGAGGATGGAATTATCATACTTTAGCTGATTATTTAGGTTTGCCTCCAAAAAAAGACGGGATATCGGAATCTCATTTACCTTTTCGAGCTTATGGTTTGATATGGAATGAGTGGTTTCGTGATCAGAATTTACAATCAGCTACTATTGTTCCTTTGACTGATACTACTGTAGAGGGAATGAATCATAATGTTGTTGATATAATAAATACTGCTCGTCGTGGTTCTTTACCTTTGCCGGTAAATAAGTATCACGATTATTTTACTTCATGTTTGCCGGCTCCTCAGAAAGGCCCTTCCGTATTATTGCCGTTAGGTAATTCGGCTCCTGTTATAACCGGTAATGCTTATGAAGTTTTAGGAAAGCCTCCTTTGACATGGGGATATGTTTCAGGCTCCAACGGAGGTGTTGTTACTGATGGTGGTCATATTGGAGTATCACCTGTTGTGGGTAGTACAGGAAAAGATAGTGTTCTTTTTGCAACTACCAATCCTCCTGTATCTCCTAATAATCTTTATGCTGATCTTACGTCCGCCACGTCTTCTACCATAAACGCGCTGCGTCAGGCTTTTCAAATACAGAAGCTCTACGAACGCGATGCCCGCGGCGGCACACGGTATATAGAGGTTATCAAGTCTCATTTCGGAGTAACGAGCCCGGACATGCGGCAGCAGCGCCCGGAATATCTTGGCGGAAAGCGTATTCCTGTAAACGTAAACGAGGTAGCTCAAACGAGCTCAACCGATAACGTATCGCCACAAGCTAATCTTTCCGCATATAGCCATACGGTTGACCGTGACGGTTCTTTTGTTCAATCGTTTACCGAGCATGGATATATAATTGGCTTATGCTGCGTTCGCACTTTGCATACGTATCAGCAGGGAATAGAACGTTTTTGGTCACGCAAGCGCCGCTTTGATTTTTATTGGCCGGCTCTGGCTAATATCGGCGAGCAAGCCGTATTAAATAAAGAGATATACTTTCAAGGCAATAGTACTGATAATGAGGTATTTGGTTATCAGGAAGCCTGGGCTGATTATCGTTATAAGCCGTCACGTGTTTGCGGATCTTTTAGGAGTTCATATCCTCAATCTTTGGACGTATGGCATTATGCTGATAATTTTGATAGTTGTCCTGTTCTCAATTCTCAATGGCCTCGTGAAGTTAAATCTAATATAGACCGTACTCTTGCTGTGAGCTCTTCGATTGAGCGTCAATTCATATGCGATTTTTATATCCGCAACACTTGCACCCGGCCTATGCCGTTGTATTCGATTCCCGGTCTTATAGACCACAATTGATAATATGGGAGCTATATTTAACGCTATAAACCAAAATTCAGGCATTGGTGTTTCGAGAACCGTTATAGGGCAGCAGCCTCCCAGGAATGTTTTACCCGTTAACGAGCGTTCTTCATCTCTTCCTTCTGAAGGACCCGGTCCCGCTAATACTTATGACGATATACGCGATATGCAGCGAGAGGCCGCCGATCGCCAGATGGAATATCAGACTCAGAGCGCGGAGCGCGCTATGGCTTTTGAGAGCGAGCAAGCTCAGAAGCAAATGGACTTCCAGGAACGAATGTCAAATACGGCATATCAGAGGTCGGTAACCGATTTAAAGGCTGCCGGCCTTAATCCTATACTCGCCGCCGGCAACGCCGGCGCGAGCTCGCCATCCGGAGCAATGGCCGCAGGCCAGGCACAAGCCGGCAGCCAGGCGGATGTAAGCGAAAAGATACAATGGATGGAAATATATAAGCTTGTCCTTGAAACTATAAACGCCGCTTCAGGCGTAATTAAAGCCGTAAAAGGCTAATATTGCTTACAGCACCGGGGTCTGGGGGCACGCCCCCAGTGGTGCATTAAAGTACACGATAGAGAAAAGCACCACGTAACAGCAAACGAATGTTTGCTAAATCTTAAAAGATGTTTGCCTTTACTGGCAGACGCGCCGAAAGGCGCATAAACCTACTCAGCCGAAGGCTGAAAACGCGCGAATAGGCCCTACGCGCCAAAAAAGGCGCGTGCGCGCGATAAACGCGTGCGCGCGTCGATAAAGGCGCGAAAGGCCAAACGCGCGACATGGGCGAGGATAGGGGTGTTAGGGGAAAGGACTGCAGCGAGACCGGAGGTCGAGCGGAAGCCCGTTCCCCTTAAGGAAAAGTGAGCAAAGCGAGCTAAATACTCCGCCCGGCAGGGCGGAACGACGTCGGAAATCGACGGCGACAAACGAGGAGCGAAGCGACGTAAAAGTCGTGCCCATTACCATACTTGACGTAATGGGCACGACTGACACAATTTAGAGGAAATAGGTATGTAAATATATGCCTTGTTATTATCCTATGTTAGGAGTTCCGGACGGCGCAAGCCGGTCCGGTAAGATAAAGTATAAGCCTCACGTAGCAGCCGATCCTTTGGAAGTCAATATGCGTCCCGGCGAGAAAAAGATACCTTGTGGTAAGTGTATAGGCTGCCGGCTTCAATATTCAAAGGACTGGGCAATGAGATGCATGTTAGAAGCTAAATACTGGGAGCATAATCAATTTGTAACGTTAACCTATGACCCTGAATGTGTCCCAGTCTCAAGCTCAACCGGCATTCAGTCCTTGCTGCCTAATGATTTAACAAAGTTTGAGAAAGATCTTCGCCGCTATTACAAGTATCATTTCAATCACGACAATATCCGTTTATACGCCTGCGGCGAGTACGGATCAATCTTAGGCCGGCCGCATTTTCATTTAATACTATTCAATTTACCCGTTCCGGACAAGCGGTTATATTCCGATTACAGAGGCCATAAAAGATATACTTCTGAGATAATTTTAAAAATATGGAAAAAAGGATTTACACTTGTAGAGGACGTTACGTTCGAGAGCTGCGCTTATGTAGCCCGTTATATTCTTAAGAAACAAACCGGAAAAGGAGCCGTTATATACGAGCAGGAAGACAAGGTTCCCGAATTCACGCGCTGCAGCCGTAGGCCCGGCATAGCCGCTAATTATTATTACGACCATAAAGAAGAGATTTATTACGCCGACGAGATCATTTTAAAAGTCAAAGATACTGCTAAGGCTTTAAAGCCCGCTAAATATTACGACCGAAAGTATGACATAGAGCAGCCGGAAAAGCTCGCCGCTATTAAGGAGCTGCGCCGCATCGGCGCCGAACAGGCGGAGCTCGAAGAGCTGCGGCATACAGACCTTACAAAAAGAGCTTATTACGACCTTAAGCGGCGAAACAAAGAGGAGCAAATAAAGAAGCTGATACGTCCTATATGACTACACGCAAAACTGAACAACTGTTTTAAGAATAAATCGCAGAATTGTTTTATAAAAAAGTTGTTTTGCGTATTAGTTAAAGTTGGCACATTTGCCTACTAAATAGTCTACTGAAACATCATATAAATTTGATAATCTAACAAGCATTTCTGCGCTTGGTTGACCTCTGCCTTGTTCCCAGGCATCTACTGTTTGCTGTGCTACATGTAAAATATTTGCCAATTTCGCTTGGCTGTAATCATTATCTGTTCTTAATTTTTTAAGTCTTTGACAAAGTATTTCGTACATCATTTTAGGTTACTAAAAAAATCAGTTGACAACTGAAAAATATAGTAGTATAATAACTTAAAAAATTAGTTATTGCAACTAAAAAAAGGAGTGTATTATGAAACGAAGGCCCGCGCCGGTGCGCAGCGACAGCAGATATTTTACAAATACTGCAAAGAAA